AACGTCTGGTTCGTCGGCATTCTCGACGAAAAGCTCGATGACTTTAACCGCAAGGTGTTCTCGCTGCAGATCGATGGCAGCAAGGCCAGTCTGGAACTGCCGGGCATCGTCGACGAGGTCATCACCCTGGCCGAGATCCAGCCGGCGGAGGGTCCGTCCTATCGAGCCTTCATCTGCCAGACCCTCAACGACAAGGGCTTTCCGGCCAAGGATCGCTCCGGTCGTCTTGATCCCATCGAACCCCCCCATCTCGGTCAGTTGATGGCCAAGATCCAGGGACCCGTTCCCCCCAGCGCCGAGCGCCTGAATTTCACCGGCCTCGCAGCTAACCCTCAATCCCCTTCGGAGAACTGATATGACCGTATGGCAAAACTTTAACGACGCCGATACCCAATCGTCCTATGACCTGATTCCGGGCAAGACCCTCGCCAAGGTGAGGATGACCCTGAAACCTGGTGGTGTCGACAATCCGGCGCTGGGGTGGACCGGGGGCTATGCGACCCGCAATCTGGAGACGGGATCCGCCTATCTCTCGGCCGAGTTCGTGATTCTCGAAGGACCCTTCGCCAAACGCAAGGTGTGGTCCCTGATTGGTCTTCATTCCGAAAAGGGACCCGAGTGGGCCAACATGGGGCGCGCCTTTGTTCGCGCCTTGCTCAACTCGGCCCGCGGTATCTCTCCCCAGGATCAAAGTCCGCAGGCCCAGCAGGCCCGCTGCATTCAGGGCTTTGCCGATCTGGATGGTATCGAGTTCCTGGCACGGATTGATATCGACAAGGATCAGCGAAATGGTGAGGAGCGCAACGTAATCCGGACGGCGATTGAGCCGAACCATAAGGATTATGCGGTGCTGATGGGTCGCGTTGCAGGTCGCCCCGCGTTACCGACGGTTACCAATGGCGAATCGGCGATGGTCCAGTCGCCCATCCCACCGGCAGCAGCAACCCCGGCCGTGTCGGGTCGCCCCACCTGGGCGCAATAGGGGGTTGGAATGAAGCCTCTTGACCTGATTAACCAACGGTTCGGGCGCCTCGTCGTAATGTACTCAGTACCCGCCAAACCCAGACGAAAATGGAAGTGTCAGTGCGACTGCGGCAATACCACCATGTTGGACACCGGGCATTTGCGCAGTGGAAATACGCAAAGCTGTGGCTGCCTGAGCCCTTTCGGATTTCGGCACGGACTCAGTGACACCCCCTTGTATGACAAGTACTACGATATGCGTCGCCGATGCTACTCGCCCAAGTGCGCAGGATTTAAGTGGTACGGCGCCAGGGGAATCCAGGTTTGTGAGCAGTGGAGAAAAAGTCCAGAAGATTTCTTGCAGTGGGCACTAAGCCACGGATATCAGCCAGGACTTGAGTTGGACCGCATCGATTCAGATGGGGACTACACGCCAGAGAACTGCCGGTTTGTGACCCACCAGGAGAACATGCGGAATAAGCGCAAAGCAACCACATCTATCCCTTATCTGGCAGAACAAGCCGGAATGAAGACCTCAACCGTCAGGTCAAGGCTGGATCGGGGCTGGTTATTGGATCGTGCGTTAGCAACTCCTGTCAGAGAACTATGTGGGGGTCGCAATGCTGCTTCGAAGTAGACAGCGATCGTTTGTCCAGCGCTGCCTATCCGCGCTCGACGCCCATGGCAACACTCTGGGAGTGGCGCCTACCGGTGCGGGAAAGACGGTCTGTCTTTCTGCCGTCACTGGTGCGTTACTCAAGGAGACAGAGGCCAAGGCCTGCATTCTGGCGCATCGCGATGAACTGACTGACCAAAACCGAACCAAGTTTGCCCGGGTCAACCCCGGGCTGACCACCTCGGTTGTCAATGCCCGGGAGAAATCCTGGGCCGGTCAGGCGACGTTTGCGATGGTCCAGACGCTAAGCCGAGAGGCCGCGTTACAACAGCTGCCAACCCTGGACTTGCTCGTTATCGACGAAGGGCATCACGCGGCAGCGCCTACCTATCGTCGCATCATTGATGCTGTCCGGGATCGGAATCCCGATGCCCGGATATTCGGGGTCACCGCGACCCCAAATCGGGGCGATGGGGCCGGATTACGACCGGTGTTTTCCAATGTGGCTGATCAGATCACCTTGGGCGAGTTGATCGCCTCGGGGCATCTGGTGCGGCCGCGCACCTTTGTGATCGATCTTGGCAAGCAGCATGAGCTGCAGTCGGTCCGGCAAACGGCGTCCGATTTTGACATGACCGCTGTGGCGGCCATTCTCAACACTGCTCCTATCAACCAGGACGTGGTCCGGAACTGGCGGGACAAGGCCGAGGGTCGGAAGACAATCGTCTTTTGTTCAACGGTGGCCCATGCCACCGATGTCTGCCAGGCCTTTGTTAACGAGGGCATCGGCGCCGTGCTCATTCATGGCGAATTATCCGAAGGCGAACGTAAATCCCGATTGCAGGAGTACGAACAAGGCAACGCCTTGGTGGTGGTCAATGTCGCCGTCCTGACGGAAGGCTATGACCACCCGCCAACCAGCTGCGTCATCCTGCTGCGCCCGAGCTCCCATGCCTCCACCTTTGTGCAGATGGTTGGTCGGGGCCTTCGGGTCGTGAATCCGGAGGAGCATCCTGGCCTGATCAAGGACGATTGCCTGATCCTCGATTTTGGCACGGCATCGCTGATGCACGGCACGCTGGAGCAGTCCGTCCAGTTGGACGGGAGGGACTTCCAGGGCGAAGCCCCACACAAGGAATGTCCTCAGTGTGAGGGCAGCGTGCCCCTCGGAACGCGGGAATGTCCCCTGTGTGGCTTTGTCTGGGATCGGGTGATCAGTGACGATCCCCTGCCNTTGGACGCNTTCGTCATGACGGAGATCGACCTTCTCAGCAAGTCATCCTTTCTCTGGTGCGATCTCTTTGGTGACGATGGCTCACTCATGGCCACGGGCTTCAACGCCTGGGCCGGGGTGTTCTATCTCGACGGGCACTGGCATGCGGTAGGGGGCGGCAAAACGTTACCTACCCGGCGTCTGGCCATTGGTGAGCGGATGGTCTGTCTGGCCCAGGCCGATGACTTTCTCAATACCCACGAAAGCGAAGATGCCGCGCACAAGACCCGGGCCTGGCTGAATCAGCCCGCTACAGAGCAGCAGCTCCGTTATCTGCCTCCGCAAGCGCGACAGGATTTTGGTCTGACGCGGTATCGGGCGTCAGCGTTACTCTCGTTTGGGTTTAATAAATCCGGTATTCGACGGGCGGTAGGGCTATGAGCGGGCCCCAAGAGATCAACGTATGCCGCTCATTCTGTTTGGTGTGACTATCGTCAGTTTATGTTCTTCAGCGGCTTCGGCGATGGCGGGCCAATTTCGCATTAGAAAGTCGCGTAGATCGCCTATCCGCTGATTTCCGAGCCTTAAATGAACCACGCGAGGCGGCGGAGCAGAAAGCATGACACGGTTTGAGAAGTCCGCATCTTTGGTCACGATAATTAGATCATTCAGTCGCGCGTGATCCCAAACTTGGGAGTCCGACCATCGATCGTCGTGATCAGAAACCCACTCAAAATCAGGGGTATGCCAAATCGTCAGTCGACGCGGAAGGTTGGCGTCGATCAGATACCGAGCCACTAGGCGACTTTCAACAGATCGTAATGTTGGTGCATTAACTGACTCGCAAACTGGAGGCATGCCCGAATGTCCTCAGCGTCCAATGCGGGAAACTCATTAAGAATGTCGGACTCACTGTCTCCAGCGCTAAGGTATTCCAAGATCGACTGCACCGTAATACGCATGCCGCGAATGGTGGGCTGCCCATTACAGACATCGGGATTGAGGGTGATGCGCCCGCTCAAAAAGTCCATAGGTGAGGTCATGATTTGTAATTAGATGGTGGGTCAAGGATGAACGTGACCGTAGCGGGAGTTTAGCGCTTGCTCAAAAGCGCGCCAACGTCGCAGATCCAATATTTCGCCAAGTCCGCCGACACTTTGTCATCGCTCCCGGTAAGTAACCGGTAATACGGAAAAGGCTTTCGCCTGCCGTGGATTCCTGTTTCATCTAACCGGAGCTCATCATGACCGAAGATCTTCTGGCCCGCGCGGCCATTCGNCATGGCATCACACCGCTGTTCNTGGAACAAGCGACGTTGCCACTCATCAAGAANAAGTTGGCNGCNTGCGGATTTCCGCCAGAAGCCATCAAGGTGCTGTTCAACCGCTGGGACATTGACGGTGCCCGNAAGAAGAACAAATGGCTCAAGCAAAAGCANGCGGCCGCNCAGCGGCAGGCGGTGCCGGCATGAGTTTTCCNCTCTGTTTCAACTCCCTNGCTGAACANCAGGAATGGCAGAGGTTGGCNCGTCGGACCACTAAGCAAATCGACTGGCCCTGNGTCGACTGCACGCTGGAATACCAGCAACGCATGGTGGATGCCGGCCGCTGCCAGCATCCTGACATNCTGGTCGGTAAAACCAAACCCCGGAAGCCAAAATCNTGCCCTGTGCCATCTGCTGTCGCCAAGCCCGNGGTTTTCTCTGGCAAAACTCTAAACCAAGGCCAGGCAAACCGCCAACGATCCGTCGTTTCTGTTCCCGNCGGTGCCAAGTCATTCACCANNANATCCGAGAAGCGCAAGCCAAAAGTCTCCAACGAGGGGAGGAGCAGCCCATGATCGATGCCACTGTTCATGAACGGGCGGCCATGGCAGCCGCCCTTCACCCCTTGGGGGAGTTTGTTGCCGAAGTGGGGCTGGAAAAGCCCCTGGCTGAGTACACCCGAGAACAAATCCTGACCCTGGTGGAGATGGTAGTGGATGCCTATCACGATCACTTGGTCGAGGCCGCAGAGCGTGAGGCNNCCCTCGAGGCCGAGCGACTGCAACGCCTGGAGCAACGCNCAATCTCCCCCACCACCAGAGGAGTGACATTCTGATGCTGAACTANAACCACGAACCTGACGCTCAGGNGCGNTTCATCGGGCTGATCGACAAGGCCCTCCAGAGGGCGGAGCAAGCGACGCCAAAACGCCAGTACCTCGGTGCCTCGCGTCTTGGGGTCGCCTGCCAGCGTGCCTTGCAATATGAGTACGCACAGGCCCCAGTCGATGCGGGCCGGGAATTCTCCGGGCAATTACTCCGGATCTTTCGTCGTGGGCATGTCATGGAAGATTGCATGATCGACTGGCTGCGCCTGGCCGGCTTCGATCTCCGGACCCAGAAACCCGATGGCGAACAGTATGGGTTTTCTCTGCTGGACGGAAAACTCCAGGGCCATATCGATGGCGTCATTGTCGGCGGGCCCGAAGGCTATGCCTATCCCTGTCTGTGGGAGAACAAGTGCCTGAACAGCAAGTCCTGGCGGGATCTCG